ATCTTCAAGGTCAGCAACGAATTGATGATAGGTTGTTTCAAAAGCTTCAGCATTACCAAGATGTTTAGACTTGATAACTACCTCAGTACACTTATCGTACCACTCTTGGTAGCGTGCTGAGCTATGCAACAATGGATCAAGAGAACCAGTCATTTTACATTGCATTCCACGTTCAACCACAAAAACAGCTGTATCTAATATACACATTATAAAGTCAGAACGCTTATTAAACTCGCGTCTAATAGCTTCCTGTTCAATCTTATTATACATCAGCTTATCCATGGTTATTCCTGCATTTTCAAATAGCGAATATGAGAGACAAAACATTGTAAAACGGTAAAATTTCTTGACAATAGGTATTTCCCAAACTTGATCATATCCTTCAATCAGATTCCTCAAGTTCTGGACTTTCCCATATAGTTCATATTCTCCAGATTGCACTTCCATGCAATGTTCATCAAAGAATGGGAAAATGAATTTTTCAAGCACTGCTCGGGTTACCGGTCCCTCTATACGCAGTTTCACAAAATTGATGAGTGTAAACATAACGTCTACCATAGTTTTGGCTGTGCTTAGACCATACACCATCATGATGATATCTTCAATTAACTTCTGAAAATAAGCATCTTTAATTGCGTCAAAGACACTAGAAACACCAGTTAAGGCACTCATAGCATCCATAACAACATTACTTTGCACATGACATATACGTCCAAGTCGTCTAGCATGACAACGACGGACCTTGGCTCGTCTTTTCTGAAATAAAGTCTGACCCGCAGACCGTAGGACAGGACGCCCAATTGAACAATTGTGCATATAATATGCATAACTAAAATCATAATGGTAAACAGTTGTTAAAACGGAGGTCATTATGGTTGTGGCTGGGTCGTAAGGTGTACTCCAATTCGGTGGGACGAACCTATCTCCTAACTTCGGAGAAAAGGGGGCTGGACTTTCACCTGCCCCAGTAAATTTTAAACACGAGGGTATTATTATCGCTGGAACGCTTCACAGCTTAACAAAAAGTTTAGTGTCGGGCTCAACTACAACACGAATCATCGCTTAACTCTTTCGAGTATATGGCGAGCATCGTGGGAGCGAGCTACCCGGAGTGACTCTACTAAATGCTTAGATAATAATACGCCGGACAATTCCATTCCCGCG